TATATCGTGGCATTAAGTACACAAGAGTAATCGGTTAAGGCCGTACAGGGAGGTTCAAGTCCTCCCATCTCTATTGGCGAGAGCCCAGTACGCTGGATACCTTGAGCCGTCTAGACGGTGGGATAGACCACAAAAAATGGCCAAAAAAATTTCAGATCTGAGAAACGTAAACCAATATCATTCTTAGAAATGGCACAACAACAATCAGGTGCTAGCCAACTAGCTCCTTTAACCGTACCGGGTGCTAATAATGGTGCAGCTTCTACAACTGACCAAAGGAGAGCCCTTTATTTAAAGTTGTTCTCAGGTGAGATGTTCAAAGGCTTCCAGAGAAACACTATAGCCCGTGACCTTGTAATGAAAAGAACACTTACTTCTGGTAAGTCACTTCAGTTCATCTACACAGGTAGAACATCCGCCGAGTATCATACTCCCGGAAACAGCATACTAGGTAACTCCGATGGAGCACCTCCAGTAGCTGAGAAAACAATTACAGTTGATGACCTACTCATCAGTTCTGCATTTGTTTATGAGCTAGATGAAACACTAGCACACTATGACTTGAGAGGAGAGATCTCAAGAAAGATCGGTTATGCTCTTGCAGAGAAGTATGACAGAAAGATCTTCAGAGCGATTACAAAATCAGCTCGTAAAGCACACCCTATCACAAAGACTAACTTTGTTGAGCCCGGTGGAACACAGATCCGTGTAGGTTCTACTACAAACGCATCTGATGCTTACAACGCTTCCAACCTAATCAATGCTTTCTATGATGCAGCTGCTGCACTAGATGAGAAAGGTATTTCTGGTGACGGAAGAGTAGCTGTCTTGAACCCAAGACAATACTACGAATTGATACAGGGCGTTGAGTCAAACGGACTTATCAATCGTAACGAGAGAGGAGACGCTTTACAGTCTGGACAAGGCATCATTGAAATAGCTGGTATCACCATCTACAAGTCAATGAACATTCCTTTCTTTGGCAACTTCGGTACTAAGTATGGTACTGGATCTGCTACAAACCCCGGTGTAACAGACCCCGGAAACTCAGGCGACTTCGTAGAAGAAGCAATGGGTGACGACCACAACGTAACCGTAAACGACTACGGTCAGCAGGCTAAGTTCAACAACTCTTGTGGACTTATCTTCCAGAAGGAAGCTGCTGCTGTTGTAGAAGCAATCGGCCCTCAAGTACAGGTAACATCTGGAGACATTTCAGTTGTATACCAAGGCGACGTAATCTTAGGTCGTCTAGCTATGGGTGCAGACTTCTTAAACCCAGCTGCTGCTGTTGAATTATTCGCAGGCACAGCAACAAAGCCAACAGCGTTTGGTTAATTTATACTTTATACGGGAGCTTCGGCTCCCCTTTTTTATATGGCTTCCACAACTATTGATCTCGATACCGAACTATCCGCAGTAAACAGTATACTGGGGGCTATCGGACAATCACCATTGACTACTCTTAACTTTGATAATCCAGAAGTAGCAATGATCTACAACCTACTCCGTGATGCTAACGTAGACACGCAAGCAGAGGGGTGGCATTTTAACACAGAAAAACATGTAAAGTTTGCAATAGATGCTAATGGCAAGATAGCTATTGGTAATGATATACTGTCTATGGATTTACATGAGAACCAAGCAAAGCGTACACATGATCTTGTACGTCGTGCTGGATTTTTATATGACAAGATAGATCATACAGATGTATTTACAGATGATCTAACCTTAGATGTTGTCAGACTATACAACTTTGAAGACTTACCTGTTATCTTTAGAAGATACATAACATACAGAGCATCTAGAGTTGCTGCTACAAAGCTAGTTGCAAACCCTCAGTTAGTAAAACTACTAGCTCAACAAGAAGCACTTGCTAGAGCTGCTCTTATGGAGTATGAGTGCAATCAGGCTGACCACAGTATGTTTGGATTTGAAGATAATAGTGCATATCAAACCTATCAACCATGGAGAAACCTTAGAAGATAATGGCAAGTATCACACAAACTATCCCTCAATACTCACTAGGAATGTCAGAACAGCCTGACCAGCTAAAGTTTCCCGGTCAGGTAACAGAGGTAACAAATGCAATACCAGACCTAACTAAAGGTTTGTTCAAAAGACCGGGTGCTAAACGTATAGGCACTGACGCACTATCGAGTGTACAGAGTGGAGGTTCGTGGTTCCATTACTTTCGTGATGAAACAGAAGGATCTTACATAGGACAAGTAGCTGCTGATGGTCAAGTCAGAGTCTGGCGTTGTACAGATGGTCAACTGATGACTACAGCTTATGGCACAGGTGGTCAGACAGCTATACAAAACTATCTGGCTACAAGCACACCAGAAAACTTACAGTTCTTAACAATCAATGATACGACTTTTGTTACCAACCGTGATACTACTAATGCTAACACTCTCGTTGGGACAACGGGAACTACAGATGCTACACCAGATACTCACTTCGGGTTCATAGAACTCTTACGTACAGAAAATGGTAGACAATACGGTGTCAATATAAACAATGGTACTACTGTTACTACATTAACACGTGCTACTAAGATAAAGATTACAGATAACAGCTATGATGAAGGTGACGGATCTGGTCACTGCCCCGGTATAGGAACTGAAGTCTTTGCTGTCACAGCTAAGAGTAGCTATGGTGCATCAGAAAATATAACTCACGTCAAGAATAGTGGTGGTACTACACTTACATCAGGTAAAACTAATCTAACATTTCGTGTTACTGCACTAGGTCAACAAGGTGTTAGCCCTAACTATAGTGCTAGTCAAAACGGCCCCGGTGGTAATAACTACAGATGCAGCTACAATATAGAAGCTGTATTACTACATGGTGGTGAAGGTTGGGCTGTTGGCGATGTAGTTAGAGTTATACCAGAGTCTGCTTCTGACGCTGATAGCTCTGACTCACAGGCATATGTCGATGTGACTGTAACTGAAATAGAAAGTACACAAGTAAATGCTACTATATCCTCTAATGGTGACGGTCTTATACGACCAGCACCTACCCCTTTTGATGCTGATACAGCTGTTACTGCTGATACTATTATTGGTGGTATTATAGATGATTTACCATCAGGTATAACTGGTAAACATATTGGTACAGGTATATACCTTTCTAGCACTAACCCATTTAGTGTAGAAATTGTTGAAGAAGATTTGATGCGATGCTTTCAATCTTCAGTAAATGATGTACAGAACTTACCAAATCAATGTAAACATGGGTATATAGTAAAGATTGCTAACTCTAGAATGTCAGATGAAGATGACTACTATCTACGTTTTGATGGTCAAAATAATAGAGATGGAGTAGGGTCTTGGTCTGAGTGTGCAAAAGCTGGCATAGCTAAGACACTTACAAACATGCCGTTAGTTATACAGCGTACAGCTACAACTACATTTACTGTCAAACAGTTTACATATCAAGATAGAAGAGTTGGTGATGATATAACTAACCCAATGCCTTCTTTTGTAGGTGCACGTATAAACAAAGTACTATTCTTTCGTAACAGACTAGCACTGCTGTCAGGTGAAAATGTTATAACATCACGACCGGGAACGTTAGGAACTCCTGACTTCTTTAACGAAACAGCTTTGACTGTATCTGCTAGTGACCCTGTAGATATATCTGCTGCGTCTATGTTTCCTTCTGAATTGTTTGATGGTATAGAAACAAACGTCGGTTTGGTAGTATTTAGTACAAACCAACAATTCTTGCTTGCGTCAGATGATACAGTTTTTAACCCTGACACTGCGAAGCTACGTAGTATTGCTACATTTAATTACAACGAAACTATACCCCCAATATCTCTAGGAACGACACTTGCGTATGTTGATAACTCTGGTAAGTTTAGTCGCTTCAATGAAATGGCAAATATACAACGTGAAGGAGAACCAAACGTAGTAGAAGTTAGTAAAGTTGTGCCTACACTATTACCAAAAGACATAGACTTATTGACAAACTCTAGAGAAAACTCTATAATATTGTTAGGTAAGACTGGCTCAGATGATGTCTTTGGTTATAAATATTTTCAAGTATCTGAGCGAAGACAACAGGCTGCATGGTTTAAATGGAAACTTAACAATCCATTGATATATCATTTTATTATTAATGATGAATATTTCTTTTTAGATAGTGATTACTATTTACAAAGCATTAAGCTAGTGCAGACTGAAACAGATCCTTCTATAGTACAAGACAATGTCGACTTCTTACTTCATGTGGATAATCATACTACTGTTAGCGGTGGCAGCTTTAACGCAACTACAAACACCACAACCTTCAGTGGTGTGGGGTGGCTAAATACAGTTACCACACCTAATCACGATTTAGTAGTGATTGACACAAATACTAACTCAGCACGAGTTGGTCGATACGCTAAACCTACAGTATCAGGTACAAGTTTTACTTTACCCGGTGACTGGTCTGGTGTTACACTTACTATCGGTTACATATATCCTTACGAAGTTAAGTTTCCTACATTCTATCCTACCAGAGCAGAGGGTAATAGCTCTAGAGCTGATGTAAACTCATCACTTGTGTTACATAGAATCAAATTTCACTTTGGCAAGATAGGTCTATACGAAACCACACTTGAACGTATAGGTAAAAATGATTATACAGAGGTGTACGAGTCTACCGAACTTGATGAGTATGATGCTTCAGATGCACCATATCTTGAAGAGTTTATCAAGACTGTACCTGTATACGAAAAGAACACAAACGTAGATGTAACACTACGATCATCACACCCAGCTCCAGCTACATTACGTGCTGTATCTTGGGAAGGTGATTACTCACCCAAATATTATAAACGTGTCTAATTACATACACCCACTTACATTGGAGGCTGCCGCTCAGGTTGCCTCTAATCTCCGTCCAGATGACCGCAGAGAGGTTGAAGAAGGCCATGGTATACCAATAGCCCTCTTACCTCGTTTGATGTGTCACAACGCCTCCTACGTGTATTTTACAGTGCCTGACGGCAAGACTGCTGGCATGGCGGGAGTAGGAGAAGAAGGTGATATATGGATGCTTTGCACTCCTGATATACACCGATACCCAATTACATTTGCAAGAGAGGCCAAACGGTATGTCGATAGCCGTTCTGAGCCCCTCCTCTGGAATATAGTTGACAGTAGAAACAAAGCACATTTAAAACTGCTTAAGTTTCTAGGCTTCAAGTTTTTACGTAAGTTAAAACATGGGCCAAACAATTTAACATTTATTGAATTTTGCCGTGTGCGTAGACGCTAATGCAGGGGAAAGAGCAGCCGCTAGAGAAAGAGCTGCTCAGAAAGATGCCCTATATGCTCAAGAGAAACTAAAGTTTTTCAACAGAGAAACACAACTCGCAAGAACACAGAAAAGAAATGTCGTAGGTTTTTCACGTGATTTAAGTGATGCTTATGCTAGTGCTCTTGCTGCCCAAGGTAAGGGTAGATTACAAGTAGAAGCTGCTGCTCGTCGTTACTTTAGACAGAAAGGTACAGTTAACGAAGGTGGTAGATCTAGAAGATTTGGTAAAGCTAATTTACAAGGACTGCTTGCAGCCCAATCAGAGGTTGAATCAGTTATTGATAACGTGCTACGTCGTAATATGGCGTATGCTCAAGAGGGTGCTGTACGTAAGTTCCAAGCTGCACAAGCTAGAGGTAGAGAGAAACTTGGTTTACCAGCACAGTATGGTGCACCTGTAATGATGCCTCCTACAAACAGATTAGGTGGTGCTCTACAGATCGCAAGTCAGGTAGCAAGTATCTACAGTGGCTTTGGTGGTGAAGGTTTATTTGACTTTGGTGGTAAAGGTGGTTTTAAATTTGGTAAAACTGCTATAGGAGCTGGTGGAGGATCAGTTGGTGGTATAGGAACCGGCCTAATGAACTACGGTTTCCCAGTAGGCCCATAGGAGATTAAATTATGACATCATCATCATTCGGAACCATAGTAGGTAGAGAGCGGGACGAACTACCCAGCTACGGTGTAAAAAACTATGCAGAAACAGAACCTGATCTAACTGATGAGGTTAATGAACAGATTACAGAAAATCAAAAAGATACCATCCAGTTCTATAACGAGATGGCTGAAATACAGAAAAACATTGCAGAGACTCCTCTTAAAAATTTGGAGTCTTTAGCACAGTTTTCTCCGAAAGCCGAAAAAGCTATAGAGACTTTTCAAGAAAGACGAAGGGTACAAGAAGATATCAATATAGCGATGGACTTCTTGGATTCAAACTCTACTGCTGAACTTAACCAAGCACAAGGTCAGTTTGAGCTAGAAAATTCTAGATTTCAAAATCAGTTAATGAATGAAGAAGGCGATCTAAAAGATCCCGCTCAAAATTTATTAAATAATCTAAACGTAGAGTTTCCAGAAGATGTTAGCATCAGACAGGTACTTAGAATATATAACGAAAATGGTATAGGATCTAGAAATCAGTTTCTTAATGAAAATGGTGCTCAGGATATTACAGATTTAGATACATTCATACAGTTGCACAATGCTGCTGACGAGTTAATGCTTACAAACTTATATCGTAAAGCTAGAGAACTTGGAATTGATACAAATAGTAGAGAGTTTAGAAAAGCATTTTATAATACTATATACCCTGACATCAAGAAAAGAAGAGAAAATAATATACAGTCTTGGAAAGCCAATGCTAATAGAAACTTTGAAAGACTTAACAAAAAGAAAACTAGGCGGATAATAATTGATACTCTTAAGCCATATACAGACGGAGCTCCAATAGATATAGATGTAATGACTCTTGTTGAAACTGTTAAGAACAGAATGAACTTTGACACACCAAGAGAAGCTATACAGTATATATTTAGTGAGGTTGCTGATGTATCTGCTGAACCAGAAAGAGAGCTTGACTTACATCATCTAGATTATCTTCTTGAAGATGCAATCTTTGAACACTCTGCTACCAAACAAAAAACTACAATAGCAGACGGTGACTTTAAATTTAAGGATGGTCTATATAATATCAGGCAAGATGCAGAGATTGACAGAGCTAACGATGTATCTAACGGTATAAAAGCTGACCAGATTTTAGCAAACCAAGAGTATAAAGCATTACAAGATCTACACCCTAACGGTATACCTCCAGAAATAGAAAAGCAGTTTTTACGAGATACAGAACGTAAGTATCCACACTTTGATGCTACTAAACTAAATGGTAACAATGCTAGTATTACAACTGGTGGCGAGTATCCTAATGCTGGTAAGCCAGATGGTAATAATCAGTACTATAAGGATTTAGAAAACGCACTTATAGGTACAGGCGAAAACAAACTGCCAATGAGTAATGGCCTTAGATTTCAAATAGATAAGGCATATGGTGATTTTTCACGGCGAGTAGCTAACCAAACTGCTGTTGGTGTTGAGCTAGAAGAAGCTCAAAAAAATGCGTACGATCAAGTTGAAGCTAATTTACTAGCCGGTAAGTATACATTATCCGCAGTAGAAGAAAGACAAGGTAGAGCTATTAGTCCAGCAGATATTCTTGATGATAGAAAACTTTTAGAATCTGACACAAATACAGTTAGATTTAATAATAAATTTAACTCTATTGCAGAAAAGAAAGCAATTCTACAATATAAAGCACATAAGTTGTATGGTGATGTACCATTTCCAAACTATTTCAACGGTGTAGTCAGAGGTACAAAAATTAATGCTGAAGATTATGCTGAAGATAGGTTTACATCCGTAGGTGGTTATGATGCTACAGGTGAGATTGCTCAAAGGTTTACACCTAACGAGGATGGGGTTTTAGTCGATAAACAGTTTGGACTTACTAAAGAAGAACTGAACAAGTTTAATATAAAACCACATCTAACTAAAACTAATATTAACATGCTACAAGATCCAGTACTAGCAGAAAAGGTATTATTAGGTTTTAGAAAAGAGGGTAATGAACTGGGCACATATCAACCAAACATAGGTTTTGGTAAAACGAATGGTGACAAACTAACTGTTGGTCAAGTTAAAAAGATTGCTAAGAGAGGTGGTAGTAACTGGGGAATTTTTGGATTTAGTTCACAAGAAATACTCGAAGCTACAAAATCTGGTATATTTGATGATGATGCTTTGTTTGATGAAGAGGTACAAAGTCAGATGGTCTTTGAACTTATTAGACAACGTTCTAATAGAACCAACAGTATTAGAGGTGCTATTGTCCAAGCTAAAAGTGGTGGTGAGCAAACGGTCTTTGAAGGCGATGAGGACATAGGTAGATGGGATAGACTGGTAAACATGAACTCTGATTCAATAAGAGCGACTCTTAACGCATTTCCTATGTTACGAGATATGCCTGCAAATCAGTTTCAGAATCTTACAGCTGGTGTAATTTTAAAAATAGAAGATATAATTAAAGAAGAAGAAGCTCAAGATGATGCTGCATCAAGAGCCATGAGAATTGATAGGCAGTTAGCATACTATAATGACTTACTAGGGCCAGCAACTAAAGGAGATACAGGTAGAGTTTTAGGTATACCTCTAAGGATTCTTCCAAAACTAGCTTCTAGGTTTACTATATCACAAGAAAGAATAAGAGAAATAATAGCAGAGTTAGAAGCAAATAGAAAAGTACTAGAAGATGCAAACCCTAATCTAGAAGAATTAATTAAAGACAAAATAGAAAAACTAAAAGATGACTGATTCAAATTACTCTAGTGCAGAAATCAACATTGATCCTGAGTATGGTGATTACTTAGCAGATCAGGCTGAACAAGCACAAGACGAGTACGAAAGAGACAGGGATTTTAGAGAAAAATCTCAGTCCACGTTACAGCAACAGGATAGAGTTTCTAAGGAAGTTCAAGATGATCCTCGTAATGCTGATAACTGGGGTGCTAAGGCACTCATAAAAGAAGGACAATCTATATTGTCTGGCGGTCTTCAAGATACAGCTTCTTCTCTTGCTACTTTTCCAGAACGTACACTTGATGCGTTGTCTGGCGAAATGCAAAGAGAAAGGCAAGAAACTGGTACATATAGACCAGAGTGGAGCCCATTTGGAGCATATGATAATCCAATCGAAACAAAAACATGGTGGGGTAAACAGCTTCGTGGCTTAGTACACTTCGGTACACTTGCACTCGGCACAGTTGCAGCAGCTAAGGCTGCCGCAGCTACCGGTGTTGTAACTATACCAGCTGGTTTACTTGCCCTATCAAAAGGTAACATAGTCAGAGGTGCGGCTGTAGGAGCTGTTTCTGACCTTATATCTAAAGAGTCAGATGAGCAAAACGCTTTAGGTGCATTACGTGACAGATATGGTTGGATAGATACACCTTTATCTACCAAAGATACTGACCATCCAGTTGTAATGAAACTAAAAAATATCGTTGAAGGTATGGGCATAGGTCTAGTCTTTGATGGTTTAGCTTATACACTTGGTAAAGGTGGTAAAAAAGCTGTAGATCAGATTACAGCTAGAAACAAAAGTTTAGAAAAACAAACAGTAGAAGCTGGTATTGCACAGCTACGTAAAGGTGAAACAGAGTTTAGAGCAGATAAAAATGCACCGATATCTCAACCACACCAAGGGGCACACATATCCGAGGTTGAGCCACAAGTAGCTAGAGATCAGTTATCTGATACACGTAAGAAATGGGGCTCAGAAGAGGGTTCTACTGGTAGTGTTACAACACCCGTAGAACGAGAAAGGATAGCCTTAGAAGGCGGTACAGACGACGCTACGGTCGAAAGAATTATGAAAGGTTTGATGAGTAGCGAGAAGTTTGCCAAAGAACTAGAAGCAGCAAAAGGCGATAGAAAGGCTTTAGTTGCAAAGTTTAGAGAAGCCATAGAAGGACATCAACGTATAACACAGGGCAGAAATGCAGTTGAAATGTCACCACAAGAATATTTAAAAGAGTTATTAGAAGCTCAACCTGATGTAGTTGATGGTGTAGAAGTATGGACATCCAAGAATGTAGTTATCGCTGACCTTGTAATTGGTACACTACTTAAGCAAGTTCGTGATTTAGGTACAGCTGGTAGAGAAATAGCAGATCTTGTTGATTTACAAGACATAGACGGGCCAACTAAACAGCTTGTTGATACTATGCTTACTGCGTTATACGAAACAAAGAAAGCTAGATTTGTAAAGTCTGACTCATTTAGAGAGTTAGGTCTTGGTAAAAAAAGCAAGAAGACAGTAGAAGAAGCAACTCAAGCGTCTATGCAAGATGCAAAAGATTCTATACAGTCTATACTAAAGATTGCTGGCGATGATGCAGACGACAACTTACTCAATGCGTTGTATGAAGCATTTTCTATGATGGACAATGTTAATACATTAGATGACTTTGATAACTGGGCAAGAAAAACTATACTTGGTGGACAGCTAGAAGCTACAAGTCCTAATCGTACAGGTGCGATGATACGTGAGCTAGAGGGTGTGATGACACACAGTATACTGTCAGGCCCTAAAACACCAGCTCGTGCTATTATGGGTACATCTACTGCAACATTCTTAAGGCCACTAGCAACAGCAATAGGGTCAGTGTTAAGACTGCCTTTTGACGGTAACGTAGCTGACGTAAGAGCAAGTCTTGCATCAGTAAATGGGATGATCGAAGCTATACCAGAGTCGTTTACACTATTTAGAAGTAAACTAAACTCATACTGGAAAGGTGATATAAGATCAATCAAAACACGTTACGCAGAGTTTACACAGGCAGATGACAACTGGGAGATATTACGTCGTTGGGCAGAAGATAGTGGTCGTGCTACTGAAGGAGAGCAGGCAGCTTTTCGTGTAGCTAACATGGCACGTCAGATGAACAACAGTAACCTGTTAACATACTCTACTAAGATTATGGCTGCCACTGACGATGCGTTTGGTTACATTCTTGGCCGTGCTAAGATGCGTGAGAAAGCTATGCGTAAAGCGTTGGAGTTACAAGAAAACGGTTTTGCAACACCTAAGATTACACCGGAGTTGATGAGAGCATACGAAGATGATTTTTATTCACAAGTGTTTGATGCTAATGGTAATATTATCGACGAAGCTACTAAGTTTGGTCGACAAGAAGTAACACTAACACAAGAGCTTACAGGCTTTGCAAAAGGTCTAAACGATGTATTTAGTTCTGTGCCTTTAGCTAAACCATTCTTTCTATTTGCTAGAACTGGTGTCAACGGTCTTGCACTTACAGGTAAATATACACCCGGTTTTAACTTCTTAGTCAAAGAGTTTAACGACATTGCATTTGCTAATCCTAATGATCTAGCTAGTGTAAACAAGTATGGTATCTTCACACCAGAAGAACTTGCTAACGCACGTGCCTTACAAACAGGCCGATTGGCAATAGGCTCTGCTGTAGTATTTATGGCTACACAAGCTTGGATGCGTGGTGATCTTAACGGTAACGGCCCAGTTGATAGACAAAAAAGACAACTGTGGCTTGACAGTAAGTGGGAACCAAGAACAATTAAACTAGGTGCAGTTCGTGTTGGTTATGACCAGTTTGAACCGTTTAACCTTATTATGTCTACAATAGCTGACGTAGGTGATGCAAGTCAACTTATGGGCGAGGAGTGGACAGAAAACGAATTAGGTAAGATATCTCTTGTTGTAGCACAGGCTATTACAAGTAAGTCATATCTTGCTGGAATACAATCGTTTGTTGATTTATTTGCTGGTCGCCCCGGTCAGGGTGATCGTATTGTAGCTGGACTACTTAACAACCAAGTACCGCTAGCCGGTTTACGTAATGACTTAGGTAAATTATTTACACCCTATATGCGTGAGATTAACTCAGGTATATTTCAGTCAATACGTAACAGAAACTTAATTACTGAAGGTCTAGCTGAAACTCAGTTACCTATCAAGTATGATATGTTAAATGGTAAACCAATAAAAGATTGGGACTTTCTTACTCGTGCATTTAATGCTGTAAGTCCTGTTACTCTAAACTTAGAACAAAGTGAAGGTAGAAACTTCTTGTTTGACAGTGGTTACGATTTACGTACATCAACTTACTTTGCACCAGACAGCACAAACTTAACAGATCATCCTATCATTAGATCACAGTTTCAAAGAGCACTCGGATCTCTTAACTTAGAACTAGAACTTAATAAACTAGCTAAAGATCCAAAAATAATAGCGTCTATGAATCAAATGTATGAAGACATACGCTCAGGTAAACGTGCACAGTTTAACGCTAGAGATTACTATCATAATAGAATCATTGATAGACTGTTTAAACGTGCTAAAAGGACTGCATGGCTATCAATTAAAGATGATCCAAATGTAGCAAGACTAATTGAAAAACAACGTCTAGCAAAAATAGAACAGCTAAACAAACGAGTAACTACCGCAAACATCCTCAACATATACAAATAAATGGCAACAACATTCGTAGAATACACTGGGGATGGTAATGCGACTAAGCAGTTTACCTTCCCTTCATATCAATCTTCTGATGTTAAAGTCCGTGTAGATGGTGTACTTAAAACAGCAAGTACACACTACAATATTACTAGCTATACTACTACAGGTGGCGGTAATGTAGTCTTTACATCAGGTAATATACCATCCAGTCCAGCTAACATACGAATATATCGTGACACTAATGTAGATACAGCCAAGGCTACATATACAGCAGGGTCATCCGTAAAAGCAGCTGACTTAAATAATAACCACACCCAATTACTATACAGATCACAAGAAGAGCAGATACCTAATCTTTTACACACATATGATATAGATACTGCTGCTATAGAAACTTCTAATCTAAAAGACGCTAGCGTTACCACTGCTAAGATAGCTGACAGTAATGTGACTACAGCTAAGATAGCTGATCTTAATGTGACTACAGCCAAACTAGCAGCAGATGCAGTCAATGGTTCTAAGATAGCAGACGACAGTATAGATTCTGAGCACTATGTAGATGGTAGTATTGATACAGCTCACATTGGTGATCTTCAAATCACAACTGCTAAAATAGCAAACGGTGCGATTACTGATGCTAAGATTGCTGGTGGCTCTCTTGATAATAGATACTACACAGAAACAGAACTAGATGCTGGACAGTTAGATAATAGATACTATACAGAAGCAGAAGCTGATGCTAGATTTTATAATTTAGCTAGTGCTGAAGAAATACAGTCTGGAGAAACATGGGTAGCGGCAGATAATAAAGTTGCTACTACCGCAGCTATAGATGCTCGTATTATAGACTTAGTTGATGATGTAGGTGGTTTTGTAGCTATTGCAAATGAAACAAGTTTTCCTACAGCTAATCCTGATGTTAATAACGGAGCTGGCACTATTGTGTCGGTTAAGGCAGCATCGACTACTTTAACTCCAAGCGGAACTACAGTTACTATTGCAAACGGAGCTGGGTCTGGTAATACTGTTACTATTACAGGAGTACCATCTGCCATAGCTTCTGGCTTTGGATTTTTAGTAGAAACAACTACTACATTACATACATATACATTTCATAGGCTTGTACCTAAACCAACAGAGGTTACAACAGTAGCTGGCATAGCTAGTAATGTGACAACAGTTGCTGGTATTAGTTCAAACGTAACATCAGTTGCTGGTAACTCTTCTAATATAAATACCGTTGCTGGTTCGATATCAAACGTAAATACAGCAGCTACAAACATAGCAAGCATTAACAATGCGTCTGCTAACATATCTTCTGTTAACAACTTTGGTGACACATATCAAGTAGCATCTTCTAACCCATCAACAGA